GTATAATTATAAAATAATTTTCTATTATGTTATTAAGTAGAGAAAAATTTAGAGAAGAAGTTTTTAGTAGAGATAACAACCAGTGTGTTGTCTGTGGAAGGAAAATCTCTGATGGTATATCACTCGATGCTCATCATATCATAGAAAGAAGACTATGGAATGATGGGGGTTACTACGTCGATAATGGCGCAACTTTGTGTGATGATGGTAAAAACGGTTGTCACTACAAAGCAGAAACAACTGAGTTGAGTGTTGAAGATATCAGAATTGCAGCGAAAATAGAATCGATATGTCTTCCTGATGATATGTATTCAGACCATATTTACGATAAATGGGGAAATATAATACTGGGAAATGGTAATCGAACTAAAGGACCATTATTTAACGATGAATCTGTGCAAAGGGTTATTGAGTCAAGATTATACCTATTCACCGATTATGTAAAATATCCAAGAACATACCATTTACCTTGGTCACCAGGAATAACAGATGATGATAGGGTTATGGCAGATACATCTGTGTTTGAAGGTAAAAGGGTTATCGTTACCAGGAAAATGGACGGAGAAAACTTTTCTGGGTATACAGATTATTGCCACGCCAGGTCGGTCGATGGTCGTTCACATTATACAAGAGACTGGGCAAAAAATTTCTGGATGCAGAGGTCATACCAACTACCTAAGGGATGGAGAGTTTGTGCTGAGAATATGTACGCCGAACATTCTTTGTCTTATAATGACTTGGAAGGATATCTTCTTGGTTTTTCTATATGGAACGACAAGAACGAATGTCTTTCATGGGATGATACTGTAGAGTGGTTCCAACTTCTGGCGTTTCCTATGGTTCCAATACTTTATGATGGTATTTGGGATGAAGATATTATAAGGCAACTGTATAATGAAAAAACAGACAGAGATGTACATGAAGGTTATGTTGTAAGAACTGCGTCAAAATTCTCTTATATCGAGTTTAGGAAGAGTATAGCAAAATATGTTAGACCGAACCATGTAGCAACACAGAAGCATTGGTTCTACGGTTCGTCTAATCACAAAATCAATAAATTATGTTGAATTAAATATTATGAAATTTAAAACTTTAGGTGATTGGTGTAAATGGTTGGAACGTAATTTTTCAACAGAAGTGATGATTCCAACTCTTCCCGTTATAATCAGATTAGATGGTAATAATTTTCATTCTTGGACAAAGGGACTTAATAGACCATTCGATGAAAATTTGAACAACTTAATGATTGATACTACTAAGTTTTTAGTAGAAGAAACTAATGCTGTTATTGGTTATACACAAAGCGATGAGATTACTCTTATTCTTTACAGTGATGATAAAAAGTCATCATTATATAACGACGGAAAAAAACAAAAAATTCTTTCTAAGCTAACTGCTAAATGTGTAAATCATTTCAATTCTGTTAGGGAATCATATTTACCAGAACATAATAAAATAGCTACATTTGATTGTCGAATATACCAGACTCCGACTTTACATGATGCGTGTGTTCAATTACTATGGATAGAAAACGATGCTACAAAAAATAGCATTTCCAGCGTTGCACAAAGTTTATTTTCACATAAAGAGTTGCAGGGTCTTAGTGGTTCTGAAATGCAGGATAAGATGATGTTAGAAAAATCTGTAAATTGGAATGATTTACCTACAAAAAATAAAAGAGGTTCATATGTAAAACGCGTCAAAGTTTTTAATGAATTCACAGAAGATGAATTAAAAGATCTACCAGTAAAACATAGAGCACATAAAGATCCTCAGATGTCATTTGAACGTCATATAATCAAATCTATAGAATATCCTATTTTTCATAAAATCACGAATAAAGTTGATGTTATTTTTAATAATGCAGAACCGATAGTAACAATTTGTAAATAAAATTTCTTTTTTGTTGCATTTTGTTGTATATTATACTATAAGAAAAATAACTAAATATTATATATCATGATGATAGCAACCGTTATTCATAAAGCATTCGAAAAAGAAGAAAAAATTGTAGCAATGATTGCTGTTGATGCTGAAGTAGTAACTGATGCGCTGGAATATGTTTATGAAAAGACTCAGAATCTTTATGACGCGTGGACAGAAAATGAAGACATTGCAGTTTTTAATTTAAAAGATTCACATCGTAGCACTTCTGTTGGAGATATTATAGTATTGGATGGTACTTCTTTTGAAGTGGAAGCAATGGGTTTTTCAATTATAATGTAATATTCAAACAGAATTTGCTACAGTAGAAACTTTCAGAAAATAAAATTTCTTTTTTGTTGCATTTTGTTGTATATTATATTATAAGAAAAATAACTAAATATTATATTATGAAAGATGCACTTGTAACATTTGATACAGAAATTCTTGCTAAAAATGCAGGATTTGATGTTCCTACTGCACCTGTTTATTATCTTCCTGATACAGAAAAGTTAGAAGGAACAGAACTAGGTGTAATTCCACAGAATCATAATTTTTATAAGCCTCGGGTTTCTGTTCCTACTCAAAATTTACTTCAAAAATGGTTAAGGGAAAATCATGATATTCACCTTGTAATTTCAAGACAATACGAATGGCACCTTGAACCATCACCAATATTTGAAGGGTGGAATGTTCATATTGACGTGCCAATTGGTCATAACGAACTCTCCAATACCGTTAATAAATATTATTTTTATGCTATTTTTGATACTTACGAAGATGCTATAGAAGCTGGGTTGCTGCAAGCATTAAGATATATTGTGAATTGTTGGATCATAAAATAAAATTCAAATAATACAAATGAAAAAAGGATATTTAAAAAGAGTTGCTAAGAAATTCTTTTCTACTATAGGTATACTAATTTTACTAATTCTATGTTTAGTATTATTTTTTGGAAGTTTGTCATATTTAACAATTATACTAGCAACTTTGATTGGTAAGGAATTAGCATTAATTTCTGTCATAATATTGTTCATTTGCATTTTACTTTTAATTGCATGTATTAAAGAAGTTAATTTTGAAGATAAGGAAAAACAATAATGGATATAAAGGTAAATTTTAAAGAAGAAGATTCTTTAATGTCATTTACATGCATAGTAGATGTTCCAGACGCATTCGAACATTTAGATAGCAAAGAAAAAGAAGAACATCTTATTAATATATTGTTTGAAAACTTTCATCAGAAATATACTATAACAGCATTTGAAGAAGAAGTATGAGGGTTATTAATTTTTTCGGCGGCCCTGGCTCTGGTAAATCAACAGCTGCTGCAGGGCTTTTCTATTTAATGAAAAAGAAAAAGTTTAACGTAGAACTCGTTACAGAATTTGCTAAGGATTTAGTATACGAGGGATCTAATCATGCACTTTCTCAACAGAATTATGTATTCGCAAATCAAGAATACCGCATAGCAAGACTCATCGATAAAGTGGATATTGCGATAACAGATTCACCACTTATTTTATCTACATTTTATGCAAAAGACAGTTATCCTAAAAGTTTTACACAACTTTGCATTGATTTGTTTAATGGATATGATAACGTGAATTATTTTATAAAAAGAAATTTTGAATATTCACCTCTAGGTAGAAATCAAACGATAGAAGAAGCGATATTAATTGATAAAAAAATTATTTCTTTTCTTATTACAGAAGGATTTCATTTTGAAATAATAACTGCAGGTGATGATATTCCAGAATTAATTTATAACAAACTTTACTGATACTATGAAAAAATTATTACTCTCCTTGATGTTAGTATCTTCAATTTGGTATAACCTTGACGATAATACATCTTATATGCAGGTGCCTGGTGGATGGATTTATAGATATATTTCTGTTACTAATATAAGTACCGGTCCAGTATCTATGGTATTTGTTCCATATGCAAAAACTCCAGATCACACCGAATATTACATTAAAACTACGCCAACTAAGCCACGATAATGAGTGAACAGCAATATATAGATTTTGACGACAAGATTGAAACAATCATATCTGATATTTTATCAGAGGCATTTGGAGAGTCAAAGAGATACCGTACAACCGAAGGTATGATAAGGTGGGGGATACGTACAAGAAGATATTAAAAATAAAATAAGTGATTTACATAAATCAGAAATTCTTGATGTTAGAAGAATGATTGGAGATCAACTTCTATTATCAAATATTGAAAATCGGGTAAAGTCTAATAGAATTAAAGATTTAGAAAAACTATTTAAATTTAATCAAAGAATTGCATTTATTACAGATGAACAATTGTTAGTATTGAATGAGAGGTATGGTTACTTTGAACATGGAGATGCACAAGGAGATATTAGTAGAGCTTTTGCTGATGATGTTTCACAATTCGGTTATTCAAATACGATTGCACAAACTGAATTGGATTTTGAACAAGCTAAAACAAATGCGGAAATAAATGCAATTCTTTTGAATGATGCTTATAAAAGAATTGAAATACTAAAAGCATTTACCGATGAACAGATGAGCGATGAACTAAATTCGTAAAAACATTTATTTTTTTTAAACAACATGATTTTCCAAAAACTAAGTGTTCCTGATTTGTCTAGAAACATCTTTGTAGAAGAATTAAAGAGGATTAAAGGGATATTTAAGGGTTCAGATGATGCAGATGTAATTGAACATGTTGTTAGTCAATTATATAAAGTGCATCAAGATGTAATATGCGAGAAGGATAAGATTATAGAAGAATTAACTGAAAGTTTAAGAGCGCCTGTTGTGTTTCATTATTGTACAGAAGGAAAAATAAGATCGTATCCTTCTCAATTTTGTTCATTATGCACAAAATGAAATGATTTTAATCCTATAGATAAGATTAAAGAACTTCAAAATAAAATAAAAGTGTAAATTATGATAGTCTATAAAATATACAATGAGAATAGTGCACTCTGGATGAAAGAGGGAGGAGATTGGGTCGAAAAAGAAGAACTAGGAAAGGTATGGAAAAAGAAAAATCATGCAACTAGTGCATTAACAAATGCTTTTCCTAAACCAGATTTATATCTTAAAAAGGCAAATCCTGGTCAATATGCATTACAAGCAGCACAAAGAGTAGCAAAAAATAAAGGAATAAAAATTGTAACTTATAAATTGAGTGAAGTTGGGAGAATTGATTATGTCTGAGAGAAAATTAGCAACAGTAAGAAGAATTTTAGAAATCAATCCCATCGAAGGTGCAGATTCTATTGAGGTCGTTACCGTCGATGGATGGAAGGTCGTCTCGCAAAAAGGATTATACCAGCCAGGCGATCTTGTAATTTATTTAGAGGTAGATTCCTGGGTTCCCACAGAGATAGCATCTTTTCTTTCAAAGGGAAAAGAACCGCGTGAATATAATGGTGTTAAAGGAGAAAGACTAAGAACAATTAAATTGAGAGGACAAATTTCTCAGGGTCTTTTGCTTCCACTTACATGCATTAAAAATTATTCTCTTGATGTATTACATGGACCGTATCCTGTTCTTGATTTATTGGATGATTTAATTGCAGTATTAGGTAAAACACAAGGAGAAGAAGAAATAACAAAATTAGATTTTACTGATCTTTTGGGTATTCTTAAATATGAAGCACCTATTCCAGCATGTCTAGCAGGTGAGGTTATTGGTATGTTTCCTTCTTTTATTCCACGGACAGACGAAGAAAGATGTCAAAATCTTACTAATGAATGGGATAATCTGAAGAAATTATCATATATTGTTACGGAAAAGCTCGACGGCACATCTTGTACCATCTATAAAAACAATGACTATTTTGGTGTATGTTCAAGAAATCTTGACTTGAAGGAAATAGAAGGTAATACTCTTTGGTCTATTGCTAGAAGATATTCTTTAGAAGAAAAATTTAAGAATATTGGAAGAAATATAGCCATTCAGGGTGAAGTGATTGGTGAAGGTATTCAAAAAAATCCATACAAAATTAAAGGTCAAGATATTTATATATTTAATGGATATGATATTGATAAACAAAAATATCTTTCTGTGAATGAATTGGATGATATATGTCAAATTTTTGAACTTAAACAAGTACCGTTCATAGATATGTTGAATAGTATTGAATTACTTACAATAGAAAATATTTTATCTTTAGCTGATGGTAAATCTATATTGAACTCCAATATAAATCGTGAAGGTATTATTTTTAAGACTTTAAAGAGAGAGAAGTCATTCAAGGCAATCTCAAACATCTTTCTTGTTAAGGAGAAAGATTAACGAATATAAAAAGAGAAAATTCTTTTTAGAAATTTTTGTTTAGTATGATGTACTATAAATATACAATAATATTTCTATATTAATACTATGTTTATTTTTACATCATATTTAAACCATAAAATAGAATGTCAAGTGAAAAAGAATTTAAAGTATTTGATCCAACAGTTGAAAATCAAGAACCTCAAAGAACATCAGCTGAACAACAGGAAGCCCAATTAAAATCCCAAAAAGAATATTTAGATTTATTGTCATTAAGACTTAAAGGTAAGTCTTTGATGGTTGCGACTCCGATGTTTGGGGGTCAATGTCTAGGCTCTTATACAAAGTCATGTATAGATCTTGCAATGATTTGTATGAAAATAGGATTGCCTATAAAATTTAAATATCTCTTCAATGAATCACTGATACAAAGAGCAAGAAATTATCTTGTTGACGAATTTTATCGTTCGGATTCTACACATCTTCTTTTCATAGATGCAGATATCACTTTCGATGCTAGGGATGCTATTGCATTACTATCTCTATGTGGTATTCAAGAACCAGGAAAACCTAAATATGATATTATAGGTGCTCCATATCCAAAAAAATCTATAGCATGGGAAAAGGTTTATGATGCAGCCAAATCGGGTATAGTAGATGGGAATCCGATGGAACTTGGAAACTTTGTTGGCGATTTTGTATTTAATCCAATAACTTCAGAGAATAGCTCTTTCAAATTAAATGAACCTTTAGAAGTTATGGAAACGGGTACTGGTTTCATGTGTATTTCTAAAGAAGCTATAGAGACATTTAGGAAGAAATATCCAAAACAGAAGTACATACCAGACCATGCAAGAACCGCTAATTTTGATGGTTCAAGACCTGTTTATGCAATATTTGATTGTGGAATAGATCCAGAAACAGGTCGGTATTTGAGTGAAGATTATCAATTTTGTAAGATGTCTAGGAAAATCGGCTTACATATATGGATTACACCATGGATTTCATTAGGTCATACAGGGACGTATACTTTTGGAGGGTCAATTGCTCATCATGCACAATTAGGTAAGCCTATAAATCCTTCAGGAATCGATCCAAGTCATAACGATTCTGTAAAAGCCCATATGAATAAAGGAAAGTGAATTATTTTATAAAAGTCAAATATTTTGCTATATTTATTATAAACAGTTAATGATACTATGAAGATTTCAAAACAAACACTTGATATTTTAAAAAACTTCTCTATTATTAATCAGTCTATGTTAATTAGACCTGGTAATACTCAAAGAACAATACGAATCCCTCAAAGAAATGTTTTAGCAGAAGCTTTTTTATCAGAAGAATTTCCTGTAGAATGCGGAATATACGAATTACCAAAATTTCTGGCTGCAATAACTCTTTTTGAAGAACCTGAATTAGAATTTGGTTCATGTTATGTAGATATAAATGATACTAATTCAGAAAATAAAATAAGATATTATTATGCAGCAGCTAATCTTTTTAAAGATACCCAACCACCAGACAAAAGATTTGTTTTAGATGAAGTAATGGATGAATTTACTTTAGACAATTCATCCCTTACAAAATTAAACAAAGCTGCTATGATTATGTCTATACCAGATTTTGTTATTAATAGAAAAGATAATAAGAGAACAATTTCAGTGTGTAATATTAAAAGTAAAAGTTCCAATACATTTACAGTAACTCAAAAGTCAGATATTAAGGGTGATTATAATGTGATTCTTAATAATGATAATCTGAAATGTATACCTGATTCTTATGCTGTTACAGTTGGAATAAGAAAAGGAATAACTATATGTCAATTTTCGAGTAACAATATTACTTATTGGTTCGGTCCTGAAATTTAAAATTATATATTATGAAATTTTTTGAATATTTTGGAAACCCAGAACAATACCCAATGGGTTTGAAAGCAATATTGAATGTTTATGACGATAGACACGCTGCAGATGACTAAAAATATGATAGAGTTAATACCTCTCTGAACAAAATAACAAAATTTACTCGACATCCTCAAATTTTGTGTTATTAGAACCTTTTGGTGAAATGGCTAAGAATAATGTTTTATAATTAAAAATAAATAAAGGTTATTAAATCATGGAAGAATTCTTGTGGGTAGAAAAATATAGACCCAAGTTAGTAAAAGATATCATATTACCTACTTCTATAAAATCTCAATTCGAATCGTTTATAGAAGTAGGTAATATTCCTACACTTTTGTTAGCAGGACCTTCTGGTTGTGGAAAAACTACAGCAGCTCGTGCTATGTTAGAAGAACTTGGAAACGATTACATTGTAATTAATGGTTCTATGGATGCTAATATTCAAAATCTACGAGGAGATATAAGAGACTTTGCTAGTAGTATGAGTTTTAATGGAGGTAGAAAATATGTTTTGTTAGATGAGGCTGATCAATTGTTAAGTACAGGAGTCTCTCCAGTGCAACAAGCTCTTAGAAATTTTACAGAAGAATATTCTTCTAATTGTGGTTTTATTCTTACCTGTAATTTCCCAGAAAAAATAATCGATGCTCTTCATTCTAGATGTACTAGAATAGATTTTAAGATATCAAAATCAGAATCGGCTAAATTGGCAGGACAGTTTTTATCTAGAGTAAAGATGATTTTAGACGCCGAAAATGTTACTTATGATGTTAAGGTTTTGGTGGAATATATAACATTATATTTTCCAGATTGGAGAAAAATCCTTAATGAACTTCAGGGATATGGAATGTCAGGTAGGATAGATACTGGAATTCTTGCAACAGTTTCTGATGCAGAAATAAAAAATTTAGTTTCGCTCTTAAAACAAAAAAATTTTAAAGGAATGAGAACTTGGGTCGCTAAAAGTGACATAAATCATTCTTTATTATGCAGAAGACTCTTTGATTTATCGTATGAATTTATTTTACCAGAATCTATTCCTCCTTTGGTAATCATTTTAGCAGACTATTCTTACAAAAATTGTTTCTCTATAGATGAAGAAATAAATACTGTTGCGATGTTAACATCTATAATGGCAGAGATTAATTTTATTTAGAATTCGAATAACTATAAATAATTATACTAGATAATGATAAGCCCATTTGATTTCTTAAATGAAATAAATTATGGAAAACATAATATTATGCGAGGTACTACAAATACCGATGCTATAGAAAAAATGTATTCCCCTTTTATTGCAAATAAAACCCTAAGCTATTTCGCTGATACTATTCTCTTTGCAAATGAGATGAATATTAGAGTTATTGATAACAGTATGCAATTTGCATATTTATTGAATGTTGTTAGGCAAAAGAAAAGATACACAAAATGGGAAAAACGTGAAAAATCGGATAAAATATCACTCATACAAAAGCATTATAAATATTCTTATAAGAAGGCTAAAGATGTTGTGAAACTTTTATCGGATGATCAATTTAAACTAATTTCAAACCTGTATTACGAGGGCGGACAAAATGGACATTGAAGAAATTATAGAAAATTTGGTAGAGGTAGAATTGATTTTACCCGACAATTTTCTAAAAATTAAGGAATCTTTAACACGTATTGGCGTATCGTCGAAGCACAAAAAAACTCTTTACCAAAGCTGTCATATTTTGCATAAACGTGGTAAATATTACATCGTAAACTTTAAAGAGTTATTTAAATTAGATGGAAAACCATCTAATATTGATGAAACGGATATTAGACGTAGAAATACTATAGTTAGACTTCTTTCTGATTGGAAATTATTATCGGTAGTTAGACCAGATCAAATACAAGATCAATTGCCAATGAATCAAATTAAAGTATTAAGTTTTAAAGAAAAAGGAGAATGGGAACTTATAGAAAAATATTCTATTGGGAAATTTCATTCTAATAAGGAAGAAGATAACTGGAATAAAATTTAAAAATATGAAAATTAACATTATTAAAGCAGGAATGAGAATAGATCCTTATACGTTTCAACCAGCTTTTCATGCGGAATTTGAGTGGCCTTTAGAACTTGTTCAAAAATTAGATGGACCTTCAAAGGGAACAGACGAATATTATATTATAATTGGTAAATCTATTATGGATGCAATCGATTCCTACGAAGCACCTATTCTTACTTGGAAAATTCCTTTTACAGAAAAAGAATTAAAAGATGAGTTGGAATTAAATGGAATTAAAGTTTGGGATAACATGACAGAGCCAGTTACTTTTCCTCATTTTAATGGAGTTATTTATGATATGTTAGATCCAATTATTGCACATACAATAAAAATAGATAATGGTTCGTCTCTATCTGATATTGTTGAAACTATCAAATCTTCTGGAAAAAACTTTTCACTTTATAAACTATTAATTCCTCATTATCATAAGAAAAGTAAAAATTATATATGCGTTTCTGATGAAGAATATGATGCTATGCAAGATTTATCAAATAATACAATTGGTAATTTTTATAATCAGCAAATACATGATTATGATTTATTTGGAAAAATTAGATTTTCTTCTTGGTAATTTTATATAAATATATTTTAGATACACGGAGTGCTGCTTGCAGACTCCGAATTAACAAACAACAGGAATCGCCTTATAGGGATTCTATATTTACAAACTCTAGCCTAAAAGGGGAGAGACTTATGACACGCATCTCAGAACGAACACTCACAACATTCGAAGAATTGGACAGACTAAATAAAGCATTCAGTCCGTTTTCAATTGGATTATTCGATAACCTTATCAACAAATCATCAAATCGATTCATTGAATTTCAGAAACCTATTGGTTTTCCACCATATAATATACTGAAAAAAGATGATGTTTACAATATTGTTATTGCTATAGCCGGTTTTACAAAGGAAGCAATAGAAATAGAGTATTTTGATAAGACGTTGACAGTTAAAGGTAATTCAGAACAGGAACATAATGACGATGTTGAAGTAGTCTACAATGGTATTGCTAATCGAGCATTTACAAGAACATTTACATTAGCAGATAATATCGAAGTAACAGGAGCTGATCTAAAAAATGGGCTTTTAACTATAACATGTCGTCAATGGATACCAGAGAGACTTCAAAAAAGACAAATTCTTATCAATCAAACCAACACAGATCCTGTCACTGGAGGTGATTTAGCGGGATCTAAAACAGATTCAATAAAAGGTGACTCGAAACAGTTATTATGTGAATCTTAAACATATCTAGTGGGAAGAGACAAGAGGAAAATTGCTGATTCGACACGGATCATACGCAGTTTTACTCCTCTTCCCATTTTTATTTTACAACTTCATTGCTATATTATTAACATAATGAAAATTAAGAATTACTAATGGGTTTCTTTTATACAAATTCACAATATCATAGAGGTTCTATTTATGTTCGTGGTTACGACACAAATGGAAAATATGTTTCTAAAAAAGTTGATTACCAGCCAACAATATTTGTACCTACAAATAAAATAGAAGAATCAGATGGTTGGAGAACTATTTACGGAGATCCAGTAAAGCCCGTAAAAATGCGTTCTGTATTTGATATGAAAGAATATGTGAATGGATTAGATAATATTTGTGGACTTATAGATACTCGTGATCAAAAATATGCATTTATCAACGACATCATCCCTGGTGAAGTTGAACATAAAATGGATCTCATAAAGACTTTAATATTTGATATAGAAATAGAAACAGAAGGTGGTCATGAGGATATTAAAAAATTAGTTTGGGGAAATCCTCATCAGAAAATAAATGCAATCTGTGTGTGGATAAATAATATAGAATATGTTTCTTGGGGACTCGGTAAGTTTGAAGCAGAAAGAGAAGATCATGAATATAGAGAATTTACCGATGAATTAGAAATGTTGCATGACTTTTTTAAGTTTGTTCAACACGAAAAACCGGATATCATATCGGGATGGAATATTAATGGATTTGATATTCCATATTTATTCAATAGAGTTTCATTTTTAGGTAAAAGAGAATATGCAAATTTAATGTCTCCTTGGAGACATGCACCAGAATTAGTAGGAAATGAAATTCAACAGTATACTATTCCAGGAATTGCTATTTTAGATTATATGGAGACATATAAGAAATTTAATATGACGCCTAGAGAATCATATTCTCTTAATAATATTTGTTATGAAGAACTTGGAGAGAAAAAACTAGACTATTCCGAATTCGATTCTCTCATGGACCTTTATAAAAAAGATTGGAAAACTTTTATTAGATACAATTTACGTGATACAGAATTGGTTAAAAAACTAGATGATAAACTTAAATATTTTGATTTAGTAGTTACATATGCATACCTCGGAAAAGTAAATTACGAGGATGTATTTGGCACTGTGAAATATTGGGATATTAAGATATATAATCATCTTTACAAAAAGAAAATAGCAATTCCACCAAAACCTAAAGATACAAGAAAAGAAGAATATCCAGGTGGTTTTGTAAAAGATCCAATCGTAGGTATGCATAAATGGGTATCAACGTTTGATTTGAATTCGCTATATCCATCTGTACTTATTCAGTGGAACATTTCTCCAGAAACTTTAATTAATGGAAAACATTCTCAGGTTACTGTAGATTCTATATTAAATAAAGAGTATGATAATTCAGAATTGCTTAAAGAAGATATTACTTTAGCAGCAAACGGGGTATATTTTTCTAAGAAAAAACAAGGGTTTATTCCAGAAATTCTAGAAGAACTTTACGAGACTAGAACAAAATATAAAAAGAAGATGCTTGCAGGTGAAGCTAAATTGCAGAAAGTACTAGAAGAAATAAAAAGAAGAAAATTATAATGAAAGCAATAGAGGAGATGAGTGATGAGGAACTTATTTCATATAAAAAGAATTTGGAAGATGAAATAGGAGCTAATAATTCTACTCAAAATGCGTTAAAGGTAGCTTTGAATATGTTATACGGAGCCCTAGCTAATAGATATTTTAGGTATTTTGATGTAAGAATGGCTTCTGCAGTAACTTTAACAGGTCAGAGTGTTGTTAAATGGTGCGAAAAGTCTACCAATGAATATATGAATAAGGTTTTAAAGACAGATAAAGACTATATTATTGCCATTGATACTGATTCAGTGTTTATAACAATGGAGGATATGATTAATAAATATTTTCCAGATGTAAATGATACTTCTACTGTTATATCAACAATGCAAAAAATAACAGAAAAGAAAATACTTCCTAATATGGCAAAATCATTTGCCGAGCTTTATGAATATTTGAATTGTTATAAACCAAGAATGGTTATCAAATCAGAATCTTTGGCAAGTGCAGGTATATTTTTATGTAGAAAGAAATATGCTCTTATGGTTCATTCTAACGAAGGAATTGTTTATGCAAAACCAAAAATGAAAGTTAAAGGAATAGAGATAATAAGATCATCTACTCCCGAAATATGTAGATCTTCTCTTAAAGAAGCCGTTCAAATAATATTTGATTCTGGTGAAAAAGCTGTTCAAGAACATATTAAACAATTTAAGAATAAATTTATATCTAGCGGAGTTAATTCTACATCTTTTCCTAGAGGAATTAACGAACTTAAAAAATGGATAGATATAAATGGAAATCTTAACAAAGGATGCCCAATACATGTAAGAGGAGCTTTAAACTTCAATAGATATGTAGATAAATTAGGATTAGATAAGAAGTATGAGCATATTCATGAAGGCGATAAAATAAGATTTACATATCTTAAGATGCCTAATCCTTTAAATTCAAATGTAATAGGGTTTGTTTCTTTAATGCCAAAAGAATTTGAGTTAGAGGAGTATATAGATTATGAATTGCAGTTTCAAAAGGCGTTTGTTGCACCTATTTCTAATATTCTTGATGCAGTAGGATGGCAAGTAAAACCAAGTGTGAATTTGATAGATTTATTTTAATTAAAAACGAGGAAAAACAATGGCAATAGTAGAAAAGACATCTTATGAGGTAACAGTAAGGATCCCGAACACCAATAGCGAGAAAGGTGTAGAAGTTTTGCCTAATTCTTTAGGCATTGTTTCTGGAAATTTATCTGAATATAAGTGGGAAACTTATTTAGTAGTTGGAAGCAGTATTGTCAAAATACTTAAGCATTTTGGCGAAGACAACATAGAAAATATTTCTGTTAGAGGAAAAGGAATCTATATTTCATAAATAAATAATTAAACCGAGGAAAAACAATGGCAATAACAATTGAACAAGTAGAATCGAGACTAAAGGAAATTCAAAATGAGGTTGCAAAAGAGAATCAGACGATCAACAATTTGTCTACAGAGTTTCAACAGTTGCTGGGCTATAAGCAAGCATTGATAGATAATTCAACCGTAGCAGAAGAAAACTCATCTGATAAAACTCTTTTAACTGAGTAACTAGTTGTAATAATGGGGGTGACGGGATTTTGCCAGTCAAATAGTTAAATAGGAGTGCAGTTCGAGTTTCAGCATGGATGGACTCGTTAAAGAAGTCTATGTAAACAATAAATGCAGACACTTTCGAGTATCGCATGGCTGCTTGATCTTAACAGACAAACACCAAATTTGATAACTATATAGACGCTGAGTAGTTATCATCTAAAAATATTAGCAGTCGTCTTTGGTCCGAAGTTTCATCTCACCAATGTACTAAATTTGAAACTAGGTATATCTCTTCCTGTTTGTGGGAAGTCAATTACCGAACAATAACACAAACATGACTGTAACACTTTTATTTTTCGTTTGGTTGTACGAGGGTTCGACTCCCTCCACTTCCACAAAATGGGGTAACACAGGTTAGAAATAATTAGCGAAAAACAGAACTGGTTATAACTCTACAATGATCGCAACATTGGAGGACTTGATGAACAGAGAATGTTCTTTAGTAATACCGTGATTATTTATTGGGTTCGAACCCCATTTACTCCACAAATTAATATATAACATCCTTCCTAATAATACAAATACTACACAATGGCAAAAGCAGAAGTAACAAAAAATAGCAAAGCATATGATATCCTAAAAAGAATGAAGAAGACGTCTTCTGTTGAAGAATCGTCAGTTTTTTCAGATTCTGATCTTTATATGATAAAGGAATCCATCCCAACTCCTATCCCAGTAATAAATTTAGCACTATCTGGTAAATTTTTTGAAGGAGGAATAACACGAGGTTTAACTGTATTTGCGGGACTGTCAAAAACCTTTAAGACTAACATTTGCCTTCTTTGTTTAAAGGCATATATGGACGCACATGAAGACGCGATAGGAATGCTTTATGATTCAGAGTTCTCATTTACCCCAGAGTATTTAGCTTCATTTGGGATAGATATTAACAGAATATTCATAACACCTATAGTTGATATAGACAAACTTAAGAACGATATTATAAGTCAGGTAGATTCCATTAATAATGGAGAACACATCTTCATTTTAATAGATAGTATTGGAAATTTGGCATCTCTTAAAGAAGTATCTGATGCACAGGATGGAAAATCAACTCAAGATATGTCCCGCGCAAAAATGTTAAAAAGCTTTTTTAGAATGATAACGCCAAGAGTAAATCTGAAAAATATTCCACTTTTTGTTGTTAATCACATTTATATGACTCAGGAAATCTATAGCAAAGCAGTAATAAGTGGTGGAACAGGAGTACTCCTATCTGCAAATTCTGCACTCATCATGTCTCGTCGTAAGAATGATAATAAGGAAGAAGCTGGGTTCGATTTTATGATTAAAGCAGAGAAATCTAGATTTATAAAAGAAGGAATTAAATTTCCAATTACAATACCTGAAGGTGGACAGATTAAGAAATATTCAGGCCTGTTTGATCTTGCATTAGAGACTGGCTTTTTAATGAAAGAAGGAATGATGTATGCTGTCCCTGAATTACCAGAATTTAAAAAGGCATGGAAAAAAGATATAGAGGATTCTGAAGAATTCTGGACAAATATTTTTGAGAATACTACATTTGTTAAAACTATAGAGGAAGGACTTAAAGTATCTGTAGATCAATCAGAATTATTTAAAATAGGTGCTAATGTTAGTGATATCTCCAATACAGTTGAAGATTTCAAAGAGTTTGAAGAATAAAATGTGAAAATTGTTGTTATATATTATTTTATACTATCAAATAAAGGATTAAACAAAAAAATGAATCGAATTGAAATAATTATACTTTCCGGATTAATTACACAAGCAGAATTTTCTAGAAAAGTTCTCCCATTTATAAAAACAGAATATTTTGCTTCTTTGGAGGAACGTTATCTCTTTGACACAATACACAAATATATAACAACATATGGACAATTACCATCTATTTCAGCTTTATCGATAGAGATAGAAAATATCGTAGATATTAATGAAAGTGCTTTCAAATCGTTGAAAGAACTTCTTATTACAGTCGGGGATTCTACTGTAGATAATAAAGAGTTAGAATGGCTGTTAATAAATACAGAGAAATTTTGTCAGGATAAAGCACTCTATAATGCAATTATGGAGTCTATAGAGATCATGAATGCAGACAAAAATTCTACAACACACAAAAACCTTTCTAAAACTTCCATTCCATCAGTTCTCACAAAGGCTCTAGCTGTTACTTTTGATAGTAAGGTAGGTCATGATTACATAGGTGATTCTGATTCTAGATATGAACATTATCATGAGAAAGATGAGAAGATCCCATTTGACATAGAACTACTCAATACCATAACTAATGGTGGACTTCCAAAGAAAGCACTTTCTATTATTCTTGGTGGAACTGGAACTGGAAAGTCTATGGTAATGTGTCATTTTGCTGCTAACAATCTAATGGATGGTAATAACGTTCTCTATATAACTTTAGAAATGTCTGAGTTAGAGACAGCAAAAAGAATAGATGCAAATGTCTTTGACGTTGACATTAAAGATATATCTTCTATGTCTAAAACTGAATATCATAATCATGTAGATGATATAAAAAGAAAAACTATGGGTAGACTTATTATTAAGGAATACCCAACTGCATCAGCACATGCCGGTCATTTTAGATTTCTCTTAGATGAATTGAAATTAAAAGAGAAGTTTATACCAGATATTATCTATATAGATTATATAAACATATGTCTAAGTATGAGAATGAAAATGGATGGAAATTCTTATTCATACATAAAATCTATAGCAGAAGAAATAAGAGGAATGGCAGTAGAATTCAATGTACCAATAGTTTCTGCTACTCAAACTAATAGAAATGCGCAAAATTCATCTGATGTAGATCTTACCAACGTTTCAGAATCGACAGGCCTCTCTTCAACGTGTGATCTTATGCTCGCAATCATATCTTCAGAGCAATTGTCAGAACTTGGACAGCTTCAGTTCAAACAACTTAAAAATAGATATAATGATGTTAATTCACCAACAAGGTTTTTAGTTGGTGTCAACAAATCAAAGATGAAACTTTTTGATTTAGAAACAAGTGTTCAAAACACTATCATTCAATCAGGGCAAAGTCAAGTAACAAAACCAGCTGGAGGATTTTTTGGTACATCTAAAAACAAATTTTCTTCTATAAACGTCTAATTGGTATAAATATTTTTTTAATTTTGGGAAAAAGATTATATTTAATAAGTAATAAAATAAGCAATGCTAAGTACAAAACATTTCGAATATCAAAAAAATCCTCCAACTCTTTTCGCTTATAAATCAGATTTGAGCAACGTAGATAAAGGATTTATAACATCTGTTAATAAGAATTTTGAAAAAGGATTATTAATCCAAAGTCACGTTACGGGAAAAAAGATGCACTTCTTACTTCATGAATTTGAATTTGAAGAAGGTACTAATAAAATTCAATCGTGGATTCTTAATTCTAGGTCAAAAGATAATAAGCTTATAACAATAATTATATACAACAAATGACAAATAAACAAAAGGAAGCAGTAGAACATCCTGCACATTATGCCGAGGGTAGATCGTATGAACCAATTGATGTTATTAGAGATTGGGATCTCAATTTTAACCTTGGAAGTTCTTTAAAATATATTGCTCGTATGGGAAGAAAAGATGATGCAGTTCAGGATTTAAAAAAAGCTGTATATTATATTCAACATGAAATAAAATCAATAGAAAAAATAAAAAATGAAACAAGTGAAACGAAAAAAATTACAAGCTCCACACAGCAGGAAACTTACTGACCCTGATCATTACCCACAAGTAGATTCTCCATTTTTATTAGATAGAATACCAGAGAAGAAGACAAAGTATATACCAATTCCAGCAGATCAAAGAAAATTTGTTAATTATAAGCATCCCGGTAATAATGAAAATTCTAAAAAACCTGTTTACGAAGATGTAGATAAATTTTTTGAATGTCCTCATTGTGGTAGTACTATAGACAATTATACTTGGAGATGTTATATGTGTAGATATGAAGCTTCAGTTTATAATGAACCAATAGATGGAGTTATTGATTATAGACATTGGACAAACATCGAAGAAACGAAGGAATTGAGAAAAAATTTAATTCGTGTTAATCCTTGGACTGGAGAAAAGTGGAATGGAAAATAAAGAAATTATAAATAATACAGAACCTTTAGAATGGTGGCAAACATTTCAAGGTATACTTGATAAAATGCAAGAAATAAAAGACGAAAATGATTTTATAAAGGCAGAAAATGCAAAATTAATGGAGGATTTAGTTGAAAAGAAATCAGTTCGAAGAAGTAATGGAAGATCTAAGAAAATTTGATCCTCTTAGTGCAAATTGTATAGAATCTAGTATAGAAGGTATTATTCTAGCAATAGAAAGAGATCTTACAGAAGATGAAAAGATGATAGCATACAGTATGTTTTTATCTGGACTTATATTCGAAAAATTTAATCAAGTACAAGAATCATTAACGTTTTCTAAGATATCATTAAATTAAATTTGTCAACACTGTAAAATGGCCCTGGTGAATTCACCAGGGCCATTGTTGTTTATTAAATAAGTCTCCGATATATCATAAATAAGTTTATAAACCTCTCTTTTTATAAATATTCTTATGATAAATGACAATCGAATTATTAAACGAAGATAATTTTGAACCATATGCTATGCGAAATTATCGAAATGACTTTTGTTTTGATTTAACAGAATTTCACGATGATCTTAGAAGTATACGGTACATTAAAATTTTAATTAATCGCTACAAAAATACAGGATCTTTACAAGAAAGATTAATCTTGAATCATCTTATAACTATGAGTAACGTGTTTACTGTTGATGCTGTGGTAAAAATGTTATTTTATAAATTAGATGAAATGGATTATCCTATTCTAAAATCATTTCTATCGTACCTTAATTATATGCCTGATATAATATATGGCATTAGAGGTCATAATATATGGAGTTCAGAAATTAAAGAAGATACATTAATTACACAAAGACTAAAACAATTATGACAATAAATTTCAAAAATGTCTGGGAAACTATAGACAAAAAGGCATCTGAACCTTTACAAGAACTTTTTATAAGACCAGATGGAGATTTGGAACAGGGAGCAGCAGAAGTTGCATCAGATATAGCAGTTCTTTTTGTAAGAACAATAAGTCCTTACATCTCTAATTTAATGACGAAGAGAAGAGTTAAAAGAGAAGAAATACAGAAAGCTCATACAATATTAACAGGAGCAGAGGAACAAATAGCTACCATTATAAACAAAAGTGTTCAAGATAGATATCAACATCAGTGCGATGTGTGGGAAACTGAACTAGAAAAACTCGAAAGAAATTTAAAAGAAAGTAAAGATGTAGATACCCTTATTGGTAATATTACAGAATCTTTAAAAAAGGGATCTGAATATAGAACATTCTTTAAGAATGCGCTAAAAAAATTCGGTGTTGAATCACAAGATGAATTAACAGGAGATAAAAAGAAAAAATTCTTTGATTATGTTGATTCTAATTGGGAATCTGATGACGAAATCGAAGAATCGATTTCAGAGGAATCGTTAGATGAATTATTTATGACTCCCGAAAACAAGAAAGAAGAATTAGTTGCAGATGCTGCTATATTTTTAGTTAGAGTTGTTGGACCATATATTAGTAAATTGATTAAAGAATTTAATGAAAGACGTTGTGTTGAAAAGAAAGAATTGATTACTGCTACTAGATATCTTAATAAAGCAGAACATGAAATAGAACTGATTAAAGAACCCGCTACACAACTCGTTTTTAAGAAAATTCTATCTAAATGGTGGTCTCAAATCAAAAAATTCAAAAATTGTGGAATTAACGAAGAATCTGGCACAGCATCTAAAGAATTTGTTGACTCAGAGGTCGAAGGACTTACAGGCGGTGCAAAAAAGGCATACGATATGGGCTTAAACCATGGTATGAATAATAGAAAACCATTAGATAGTCCTGACGCTTCATTTGGTAGATTTGGCGATCACTATACGTATGGTTATAATGTTGGTAAGAATCATAGAAAAATAGATTCTGATGGTGTAGAATGGCACAATAAGCAGAAAGGTAGAGTAAACTCATCTTATAGACCACTTCAACATGAGAGTGTTGATATTATAAAATCAAAGAAGAATTCTAACTAATGACTCAGTTTTTATTTGAAGGGAAATACTGGGATTTGCTATATGCATATCAATTTATTAAACGTCTTGTTATTCCATTTGATAAAACAGACGCATTTAAACTTGGTATTATAGATAAATATGGCAATAATTTAATTCCTAGAAAAGATTTCACAACAGATGAGCAAAAAAATGCATATACCTATTTTACAGTGATGGTATTTAACTTAAAGAAACTTTTAGGTAAACTTCCTGCGGGCAAAACGATGATGGCTTCTTTAATTGCAGCATTGCTTTTACTTAAAGAGGAAAAGAATAGAACTTTTCATATAGAACAAGAAAATGATGAAAAACTTCTTATAGAAAAATATAAACAAATATACGATAAAGTTCATTCATCTAATACAAATTTCATACCAATATTAACAGAGATTCATTGTCTCATTAAAGAAGATAAAATGATAAATGAAGAAGTAACTGGAGATCTGCCTACGTTACAAATACCAACTTCAACTGTTGGTGCATTAAGAAGAAAACAGAAAAAGGATGCTATGATTAGAAGAGCTCCAGTTGTTTATGCAATACCAGAAGGCAATGGAGTCGAATCACATGGTGATTTTAAAGTTTTCACTGTTGATACCCCAACATTTATAGAAGCAAAGTCTGCAAAGAATAGATATAACAAATATGATAAATATGTAGGAAGAGCTGAGTTGGGAGAACAAATTAGATCATATGCAATTAGTAACCCAAACATGCCAGTTATCTTGAAGTGTGAGACTACAGGTCAAATATGTTTTTTAAAATATGGTAAAGTATCATTAGATTCTATAACAGAATTTAAAAATAAAAAATGAAATCATTTAAGACATACATAACAGAGAAGAAGGACCACCTGATAGATAAGCTAGCGATTACCGATCACCAAAAGAAGGAACTTAAGGATTTTTTTGCAAAGAAACCAAACCTAGAGAACAAGATTGACTGGCAAAAGAAGGGTCTTGCCTTTAAGGATTTTGCGGATGTCATGGCCACGACGAAGACCGAAAGAACCAGGATGGTAAAGAAGCAGGGCATCGCCGGGCTCAAAGATGGCAAGGATTATCTTGAACTAAAGGTACCTGCAGATTTTCCATTCCAGGCCTACATCCCACTTACCTGGGAAGCTAGCAAACTAATCGCATCAAACAAGATAGGTAAAGGTACTGCCAAGTGGTGCACTGCCCATCATAGCTTATATAAACATTGGTATGAATATGCAGATAATCTAGATGTTCTCATTTATCTCATAGGAAAAGATACCAAAATAGCAATGGTACTAGATGGTAATTATATAGATGATGTTTATG